TTGTTGGTCATAGCATGTATCCTTTTTCATATTTCTTTGGTTCTATTATGTGTAAATTTTCTTTTGTTCGTGTTGCACCTACATAAAATAATCTATTCTCGTCATCAGGATTTCTTTCATAACTTCGCATAGTATTTTCTGTAAGATCTGTTAACAGTACAACGTTAGTTGCTTCACCACCTTTTGCTGCATGTATGGTGGATAATTCTATTCTAGGTTTTTCGTTTAGTTTTTCGCCATTCTTTCTCATCTTACGCAAGTAATTTACCTTAGTCTGCCCTGCGTTGTCAAATGCTTCGTACCAAACTGTCTTAACTTGTAGACCATAATCTTTTACGAGTTGATCTATTCCATAAAAAGATCCTTTGGCCATACCTTTTATTTTTTTAGCGTGCCAATGTTTTGGTCCTATAAACTTAATCATGTTTTCTATTTCTTTGTAAGCTACTAATTGACCTTGTCGTAAATGTTCCCATGACGTAGCTGCTTGATGTAATTCTTTTTCACTACTTCGTTTGTATCTATTTGAGTAATAAAACCCTTGTCTATACAAAGACTCTTCTAAATCATTTAACATGTGTCTAGTTCTACTTAACACTAGCCAATCACCTTGTGACATGTCAATACTTTCTATATCAAAATGTCTCTGTAGCAATCCTTGACTAACTCTTGGTTGCCATGTTTTATCAATTCTGTTTCTAATTTTATTTATTATACCCATTGCTAATCCGTGTACTTTAGCCGGTATTCTATAAGACTGTGTTAATGGTAGGTATTGTCCTTCTAATGCTATAAAAGAATCTACGTCTGCACCAGCCCATCTAAATATTGCTTGGTCGTCATCACCTGCAATAAAACTATCTTTTGTTTTATTCCAAATAGACCGGGTCATGTCCCACTGCATAAGAGATAAATCCTGAGCTTCATCAATAAACACTACATCAAACTTTGGTGACATGTCTGATTTTGTAAAATCTAAAATCATATCGTTAAAGTCTATTAAGTTATATTCTTTTTTATATCTTGCTAACTCGTTGTGTATAATTCTAAGTTGGTCCCTCTCCAGGTCTTGCGTGTGTTCTTGTAAATCAAACTGTTGTTCTGGTGTAATGTTACGTAGCTGTGCTAGTTGTATAATTCTCAAGTACTCACTGTCTGATGTAAAGATACCACCCTGATCTTCTTGGTAGTCAGCGTATGTTACAGGAAAACCTAACTTCTTACCTAAATCTTTATAGTGTCTAGGCTGCATGACTTGATCTTTTTTTAAACCTAACTTTCTAAATGCGAGTGAGTGTAGTGTTCTAAAGTATGGTAGATCATCTTCTGTTAAATTAAATTTTTTAATCGCTCTGTCTCTTGCTTCGTGTGCAGCTTTTTGTGTAAATGCAAAGTAACCTATCTTGTCAGGATCTGTTTGTTTTAGATAGTCATCTACTTTGTTTAACAAAGTTGTAGTCTTGCCTGTACCTGGTGGTCCTAATACTATTGTTCTCATAATTTTGTGAGGGCCCGAAGACCCCCTCTTTTTACATTTCGTCGAAATCTAAATTTTTATTAGAATTCTTCTTATTATATTTATTATAAACATAGTCTATAATTTCTAACCACTCTTTAGTGTTAGTAGCACCTCTAAATTTTTTAGATTGCTTTATGACTTTGTTTAAGAAGTGTTCACGATCAAAGCCTGGTTGACCCATTGCATGTAATAATGCAAATGAAAACGTAGCTAGCCTAGCGTTAGGTATCTCCGTAAAGATATCTTTCATGTAAGCAGCTGTTTTTATAGCTTCTTTCTTATCCGCTTCTGTTATTGAGAATAAACCATCCTTGAATTGTTTTTCAAGAATAGTGTTTCTTTTTCTCACACCGTTTAAAATCGCAGTCCATGTACTGAACTTAGCTTTTAAACATTTGTACTCGTCCATCATGCTTTTATAAAAAACATAATGTTCGTTTCCTTTCCCAACATACTTGTTGAGATAGTCCTTATCACCCCAGTTTAATTTATCAGTATTCATATCTGATATATCGTCTGGTCTGATATGTTTAGTAATAATATAACGAATAGGTCTCCCCGTCGCTTGTCTACTATCACCTGAGTGTTGACCATCAAGAATAGGATGTTTACCATTCTTATCTTTAGGTCCAACAATGATCGGCAGCTCTTTCAGGAATCTAGTCTCCATCTTTTTAGCCAATCTGTTTACGTGAGCTTGATTGATTGCACGATTTCCTTTGACTTTGACAAATAGTTCATAGTCATAGGTTTCATACACTTTACCAACCTCTTGAGTGCCATTATTTTTCATAATGCTTACTCTCCTTTTTGTTTGCATCGCCTTGGTTCACGTGTCGATGTTAAACGTGATTTTTGTTTGTACAAAAATTTCATTAAAATATATCCTTTGGTTTTAATTCTTTTTGATTGTAGTCATCTTCTTTTTTGTCAAATTGTTTTACAACAAACACAGAGATTCTTTCTTTACCAATACGTTTGTCATCACAATTACATGTTTCTTTCAACATCTGTGCTGTACGTGAGTATGGTACATCCCAACGTTTTCTAATTAAAAACTGATTGTAGAATCTATCAAACACAAAGTGATGATTGCCTTCGCTGGTCCACACACCACCTTTTTTAAGATCGTTTTTATCTGTAGATACTTGTCTGTTGATACAATATTCTTCTAAATGATTTTGTAATTGATCCTGTGTAGTCACACCTTCTGGTGCATCTATTGGTTCGTGGTTCTTCATAAGTGGATTTATTATCATGTCCCAATCTTTTGGTTTAACTGTTGGTGGTTTAAAGTCCAACTGTTCCATACATGCTTCCTGAAATAAACTTTGTTGTTTTAAAAATTTCACATTCTCCAGGTGTAGTCGTTCACCATCTACGTTTAAATAATAATATGGTTTTTCTAATTTAATTTTTTGTAAGTCAGTCAGTGCAGGAAACACTATCTCTTCACCAATACCAAACTTTCTTTCTCTACATAATTTTTTATCACACAAATTACACATTGGTGTATCATTACATTTGTAACCCCATTCTTTTTTATCGTGTTGACGTTTAATTATTTCTACTTCAGACTCGCTTAGTGGTACCGTAGACGCTGTTGCATTAAACAATGTCATCTTACTTTTCCATTCTGCAGGCCATTTCTTTTTAGCGTACACACCAAAATGAAACATAGAATTATTTCTACCACCTTCTGGTATTTTATTCATAGCCATAAGTTCTATACACGGTGGTGCATCAGAGTATTCTGATTGTGGTCGTTCTATTTTTATTTTTGTAATGTCTGTTTGTTTTATCTCACTGTATATAGTGTAAAATTCTTCTAATGTTGCAGCTTCACCGTCTGCTCTAAATGCATAACGTGTAGTATCTTCACCACCAAAGTATGGTAGGTTTAAAAAGTTACCTGTGTCATCTGCTGATTTTAATTGTATTTGTTTTGGAAAGACTTCTGATCCGCCGTATCCTAGTAGTGTTTTTATTTCTGTTAGCTTATCTCTCATTCTTTCTGCAGCTACGGGTAGTTCGGAGAAGAGAAAGACATGTGCTCCTCCGCTCTTTGACCTACACACAGCCAGAGGCAGTTTAAATTGTTTTATCTTATCGATTAATTTTTTGTGATCAAACCCTGCGTATGAATCTATATCAACACATCCCCACACACATTGGTTGTCTTCGTTAATAGGTATAATGCCCAGACTCTGCGTACCATTTAAATGCATGGTCCACAGTTCCGTGGTCACTGGTTGACGTACTACGAATGATTGTCCCTTTAGCTTAACACCGTTTTCTGCCGGTGTAGTCACCTTGGTACAACCATGTGCACGTTCTAATCCTTTAAATATTTTTTCAAACATAATTTTTAATGGGCGTTTCCACTCTCGCTTAGACGCCCACTCCTAGGATTCGATTAGTATGGTGTTGAGTCTTTGGTTTCTTCTGATCCGTGTTTAGCTTCCACTTCACCTTTACCAACACTCATTGCAAAAGATTTTGCCATGTCGTAGATTCCTTTATCTGTAACTGGACCCATCTTTTCAACTTCCCAACCAAACCATGTTCCTTTGTCATTAGACATCTGAACGGTTGATAGGTTATAAATGTGGCTATAAGTTGGCGGCGTAAACAAACCATTTTTACCTTGTAGTTTTAAACCCATCATTAATGAATTCCATTTTCTACTAACTTTAAGTTGAGTAGACTTCATAGAAATCAAAGCTGTTGATGGAGTATCACCAAGAGTCAATACAAAATGACTTGCAGTGTTATCAAGATAGTTACCATTCGGTAATCTGTCTTTGTAGTCTTTACCTCTAGTGGTTTGACTAACTATATCACTGTCAGCGTCATGAATTGCAACAGGTGCACCACTACTGGTACCTCTGTCTTGCCATTCAATGTATTGTCTTTTGTAGTGACAAGGTACAACACTAATTTTATCAAACAATTCGTTTGTAACTGTGTTGATTATTTTGCCAGGCTCTGCGCCTTCGACATACTTACCATCTCTTTTGTTTACCTCTGGAGATAGTTGACCCAAAATTTTTAAGAATGGTAACGCAAGATCTTCTTGCGATATATTTTGAGTTCCTTGTTGTGCATCAGCTTCCATATCAAATGTTGCTAGTGCACTATTCTTTTTTTCTGCTACTTGGTTCATGTTTATTTGTTCCTTTTTATTGTTGTTTTATTTCCAACAAACACGTTGAAAATTTCCGTTGGCATTGTTTTACCTGCCTCTAAACGCTCACGGACTAGCGCCTTAAGAGTCATGGGCTCAACCTTCAACTTTTGTGTCGGTTGAAACCCACGTTCCTCTGCAAGAGCAGCATAATCAGCTGCCTTGTTATCCTCGTTACGACCAAATGATACGGATATCTCATTTTTGATTATATCACCTAAGCCATTTTCACGAAGCCAGTTAAATGCTTTCTCTCTATTTGCAATAGAAATACTTGCACTGTAATTTGGTTTAACATCTACCGTAGAACCATCTGATAGTTTAAGATGAGCTAAACCCATCTCTGCCATCATCGTTGGAATTACTTCACCAGATAATCGGTCATGTTCTTTTTTTAAATCTTTTAAATTGTTTTCACTTTTTTCTATTCTAGAAATCAATCCTTCTAACAGCTGTATTTGATCTGCTAGAGATTGTATACTTGCAGTTTTATCTACAAGGTCTTGTTGGTCTTCTTCAAAGTTAATACTACTCATCTATCTTTCCTCTTTCATATAAGTTAATTGTAATAGGATAATATTTTCTTTCTTGTTTATCCCACTTCAGTAAATTGTATTTACCATTAGTCATGTCAGAAACTATAGAGCATGCTACACCAATAATTGCAGGATCACCTGTCAATAATAAATAATCTTCTGTAGTAAAATCTTTTAAACCTTTTCT